GACAGAGGCTGGGATGTAGAACCCGCCGATGAAAACACACAGCTTGCGCTGGAGCTTCTGCTCCACAGCGAGAACTGGTAAAAAACCAAAATTTTAAAGCAACGGCTCCGAAAGGGGCTGCTGCTCGTTGTACGGAAGGTCGCACCGATTTCGGTGGCGGCTATTTTTATACCTTGGAGGTGGTCTCTACGAGAAAACTGAAAACATATAAGCCCACAAGGTTCATGGAGAAAACCTCCCACTACGATGCGGATGCGGCGGATTATGCCGTCATGTTCATCGAAAGTCTGTGCCACACCAAAGGCACCTGGGCGAGAAAGCCTTTCGAGCTCATCGACTGGCAGGAGCAAATTATCCGGGACATTTTCGGTGTCCTCAAGCCCAACGGCTATCGACAGTTCAATACAGCATACATTGAAATTCCGAAAAAGCAAGGCAAGTCCGAGCTTGCCGCTGCGGTGGCACTTCTGCTCACCTGCGGTGACGGAGAGGAACGAGCCGAGGTCTACGGATGCGCTGCCGACCGTCAGCAGGCGTCCATCGTTTTCAACGTAGCGGCAGATATGGTGCGGATGTGTCCTGCGCTTTCAAAGCGGGTCAAGATACTGGATTCCCAGAAGAGGCTCATTTACCAGCCAACAGGCAGTATCTATCAAGTGCTTTCTGCCGATGTGGGCAACAAACACGGATTTAATACCCACGGCGTGGTGTTCGATGAGCTGCACACCCAGCCCAACCGCAAGCTCTTTGATGTCATGACAAAAGGCTCCGGCGATGCCCGTATGCAGCCGTTGTATTTTCTCATCACCACGGCCGGCAATGATACGAAGTCCATCTGCTATGAGATCCACCGGAAGGCCAAGGACATCATCGAGGGACGCAAGATCGACCACACCTTCTATCCCGTCATCTACGGTGCGGAGGAATCGGACGATTGGACAGATCCGAAGGTCTGGAAGAAAGCCAATCCGTCCCTCGGCATCACGGTGGGCATCGATAAGGTGAAGGATGCCTGCGAATCTGCCAAGCAGAACCCCGGTGAAGAGAACTCCTTCCGGCAGTTAAGACTCAACCAATGGGTCAAACAGGCGGTGCGCTGGATGCCGATGGATAAGTGGGACAAATGTGAGTTTGCCGTCTGCGAGGACGATCTGGACGGCCGTGTCTGCTACGGCGGTCTGGACTTGTCCTCCACAACGGATATTACGGCATTCGTTTTGGTTTTCCCACCGGAATACGAGGACGACAAGTACATCATCCTGCCGCACTTCTGGATACCGGAGGATAACCTCGACCTCCGAGTCCGGCGTGACCATGTGCCATACGATGTATGGGAGCGTCAGGGATACCTCCAAACCACCGAGGGCAATGTAGTCCACTACGGCTACATTGAGAAATTCATCGAAAGCCTGGGCGAACGCTTCAACATCCGTGAGATCGCCTTTGACCGTTGGGGTGCTGTGCAGATGGTGCAGAATCTTGAGGGCATGGGCTTCACAGTCGTTCCTTTCGGACAGGGATTCAAGGATATGTCCCCGCCCACCAAGGAGCTGATGAAGCTGGTGCTGGAGCAGAAAATAGCCCACGGCGGGCATCCTGTTCTGCGCTGGATGATGGACAACATCTTCATTCGCACCGACCCGGCCGGCAACATCAAGCCGGACAAGGAAAAGTCCACGGAGAAAATCGACGGGGCCGTTGCCACCATTATGGCACTTGACCGTGCTATCCGCTGCGGCAATGATAACGGAGCTTCGGTCTATGATAGCCGTGGGCTGTTGTTCATTTGAGACCCGTCGTCAAAATATCAGTCGAATAAAGTCGGAAACTCTATTATTAAGCAGAGTTTCAGACTTACAACTCCAAAACTATTGACTTTTTTGATTTTTCGGGTATAATAGAATCAAGAAAGTCAGGAGGTGCATTATGGCTGAATTGATCAACCGCCCCCAATATCTGAATCAGCTGATTCAAAACAAAGATGTAGATCTGGTGAAGATCGTTACAGGTATTCGCCGCTGCGGAAAATCGTCCTTGCTGGACTTGTTTCATCACTATCTGTCGGAGAACGGCGTGCCGGATTCCCGAATCGTTCACATGAACATGGAATCCTTGCGTTACCGTGACCTGAACAATTACCTTTCTTTTTATGATTATGTCAGCAAGCAGATCGCCAAAGACGGAAAGACCTACCTTATATTCGATGAACTGCAGACTGTAGAGCATTGGGAAAAAGCAATCGAGTCCTTCCGCTTGGATTATGATGTAGACATTTATATCACGGGTTCCAATGCCTATCTGCTGTCCACGGAATTTTCTACGCTGCTCTCCGGCAGATATGTAGAGATACGGGTGCTACCGCTGTCCTTCAAGGAGTTTTTGGACTTCTACGAGTTTGCCACCGATGTGACAATGGACGAAAAGTTCCAGAAGTATCTCCAGTTCGGAGGGATGCCGATCCTGAGAGAATACAAGTTCAACGAAGCGAGAAGCAATCAGGCACTGGAAGGTATCTATTCGACCGTGGTGCTGCGTGATATTTTGCAGCGCAATAATGGCACAGATCAAGCCATGCTTCAAAAAATCATGCTGTTTTTATGCTCCAATATCGGCAGCATCACTTCTCCGAACAGCATCGGAAATGTACTCTCCAACGAGGGCGACATTCAAACCAGTAAGCAGAAGAACATTGCGGGGAAAACGGTGGATAAATATATTTCCATGCTCCGCAATGCGTTTGTATTCTTCTCTGTCGGTCGGTATGATGTAAAAGGAAAGCAGCTGCTCAAAACTCTTGGAAAGAACTATATCATCGACATGGGTTTTCGCAATATGCTTCTGGGCTACCGAGATGCAGATCGCGGGCATATCATTGAGAATATCGTATTTTTGGAACTGCTGCGCCGTGACTATCGGGTATATATCGGGAAGGTCGGAGAGACGGAGGTCGACTTCGTTGCGGAAAAGCCGAACAACAAGGTATATATTCAGGTAACGGAAAGTATGCTTTCCGCGGAGACCCGTGAACGGGAGCTTCGTCCGCTGCGTATGATTGGGGATAACTACGAAAAAATCGTGCTTTCTATGGATCGCAGCTTCATCAATTCCTATGATGGCATAAAATCACTGAATTTGATCGACTGGCTGCTCAGCGAATAAGCACTGCATTTTCGGAGCAAAATCAAAAGTTTTTGCAGTTCAAGTCGGAAACTTCGCAAGAACCGATTATCATAGAAAATGAAACAAGCAAGCATATACTGAGCCGTTATTTCAAGTTGGAATGCCGAATTGAAATAAGAGCCAAAATATCTGAATATTTCAAAGCATCTGTTCATATGAGCAGGTGCTTTTCTTTTGCCCATTTTTAAGGAGAGTGATGTCAATGGGTATCTTTTCAGGGCTGTTCAAATCCAGAGACAAGCCTCAAAACAGGACAGCAGGCAGTAACTACGCTTTTTTCATGGGCGGCACGACCTCCGGCAAGGCGGTGACGGAACGCTCTGCCATGCAGATGACGGCGGTGTACTCCTGTGTCCGCATTCTGTCTGAGGCTGTCGCGGGTCTGCCGCTGCACCTCTATAAATACACGGACAGCGGCGGCAAGGCAATGGCGCTTGACCATCCGCTCTACCGCTTGCTCCACGATGAGCCGAACCCGGAGATGAGTTCTTTCGTATTCCGGGAAACCCTCATGACGCACCTTCTCCTCTGGGGCAACGCTTACGCGCAAATCATCCGCAACGGTAAAAATGAAATCGTTGCTTTGTATCCGCTTATGCCCAACAAGATGTCGGTGGACAGAGATGAAAATGGGCGTCTCTACTACACCTATTACCGTGGCTCGGACGAAGCCATCAAAAACAAGGAGTTCGCCGTAACGCTTCATCCCTCGGATGTACTCCACATACCGGGACTCGGCTTTGACGGTCTGGTCGGCTACAGCCCCATCGCTATGGCGAAGAATGCCATCGGCATGGCGATTGCCTGCGAGGAATACGGTGCAAAGTTCTTCGCCAACGGCGCCGCACCGGGCGGTGTGTTGGAACACCCCGGTACAATCAAAGACCCGCAGCGTGTGCGGGAGAGCTGGCAGTCCACCTTCGGCGGCAGCGGCAATGCCAATAAAATCGCCGTGCTTGAGGAAGGCATGAAATACACGCCCATCGGCATCTCGCCGGAGCAGGCACAGTTCCTGGAAACACGCAAATTCCAAATCAATGAAATTGCTCGAATTTTCCGAGTCCCTCCCCACATGGTCGGCGATCTGGAAAAGTCGAGCTTTTCTAATATTGAGCAGCAGTCCCTTGAGTTTGTAAAATACACCCTCGACCCCTGGGTCATCCGTTGGGAGCAGTCCATTCAACGCTCCCTGCTGAACTCCGAGGAAAAAAAGAAGTACTTTGCAAAATTCAATGTGGAAGGTCTGCTTCGCGGCGACTATCAGAGCCGCATGAACGGGTACGCCATTGGCCGTCAGAACGGCTGGATGTCTGCAAATGACATCCGGGAACTGGAAAACCTCGACCGTATCCCGGCAGAGGATGGCGGCGATTTGTACCTCATTAACGGCAATATGCTCCCGCTGAAAAATGCCGGGGCTTTTGCAAATACACCTACCGATGACGGAAAGGAGGAAAAATCCGATGAAGAAATTCTGGAATTGGAAGACCCGAACGGTGACCAATCAGGAGACACAGGAGCAGGTTCCGGAGAGGACGCTGTTTCTGGACGGGACCATCGCCGAGGAAAGCTGGTTTGACGATGATGTCACCCCGCAGCTTTTCAAGGACGAGCTCATGTCTGGCAGTGGCAACATCACCGTGTGGATCAACAGTCCCGGTGGTGACTGCGTGGCGGCGGCTCAAATCTACAATATGCTCATGGACTACAAGGGTGATGTGACCGTGAAAATCGATGGCATTGCGGCATCCGCAGCATCCGTCATCGCTATGGCAGGCACGAAGGTGCTGGTGTCCCCGGTGTCCATGCTTATGATCCACAACCCCATGACTGCGGCATTCGGCAATTCGGAGGAAATGCAGAAAGCCATCGAGATGCTCTCAAGCGTGAAGGATTCCATCATCAACGCCTATGAGATCAAGACGGGGCTGTCTCGTGCAAAACTGTCTCATCTCATGGATGCGGAAACATGGATGGACGCAAACAAGGCTGTGGAACTCGGCTTTGCGGACGAAATCATGCAGAGAAACTCGGAATCCGAAGAGGTACCCACGCCTGCCGTTTCCATGCTGTATTCCAAGGCGAATGTGGTGAACTCTCTCATGGAGAAGATCGCCGCAAAATGCGCCATCACCCCGAAACCCACCCGTACACAAAAAGCCGATGACCTTATAGATCGGCTCAATCTTATTAAAAACTGGAGGTAATTCAATATGACGATCAACGAACTGCGTGAAAAGCGCAACCAGGCTTGGAACGCTGCAAAGGCATTTGTGGAGACCAAGCGTGATAAGGACGGTCTGCTTTCCGATGAGGATGCTGCGACCTATGCTCAGATGGAAAAGAAGGTGCAGGACTACAGTGCCGAGATCGAGCGCATGGAAGCCATGTCCGCAATGGAGGCGCAGCTGAACAGACCCACTTCCTCTCCCATCACCGAAAAGCCCATGAACGGCAAGTCCACCGCTGACGAGAAGCCCAAGACCGGTCGTGCTTCCGATGCCTACCGCACCGGAATGCTCACCGCCCTTCGCAGCAACTTCCACCAGGTGAGCGATGTCCTTCGCGAGGGTGTTGACGCTGACGGCGGCTACCTCGTACCCGAAGAGTATGATTCCCGCCTCATTCAGACGCTTTCCGAGGAAAACATCATGCGAAAGCTCGGTCATACCATCACCACATCCGGTGAGCATAAGATCAACATTGCAGCGACTGCGCCTGCCGCTGCGTGGATCGAGGAAGGCGGTGCACTCTCTTTCGGTGACGCAACCTTTGCACAGATCCTTCTGGATGCGCATAAACTCCATGTTGCCATCAAGGTGACCGAGGAACTGCTCTACGACAATGCGTTCAAGCTGGAGGATTACATTCTCACCGAGTTCGGCAAGGCACTCGCCAATGCCGAGGAGGACGCATTCCTCAACGGTACCGGTGTCGGTCAGCCCCTCGGTCTGTTTGCGGAGACCGGTGGCGGTCATGTGGCAGAAACGCTGACTGCGGCACTCAAGAGCGATGATCTCATCACCCTCATCCATGCACTGAAGCGTCCCTACCGCAAGTCTGCCTCTTTCATCATGAACGACAAGACCATCGCACAGATCCGCAAGCTGAAGGACAACAACGGTGCGTATATCTGGCAGCCTTCCTATCAGGCAGGCGAACCGGACCGCATTCTCGGCTACACGGTTCATACCTCTGCGTATGCTCCGGAGAATGCTATTGCGTTCGGCGATTACAGCTACTACAACATCGGCGACCGCGGCACCCGTTCCTTCAAGCAGCTCAACGAGCTGTTCGCGGGCAACGGTATGATCGGTTTCGTGGCTAAGGAACGTGTGGACGGCAAACTTATTCTCCCCGAAGCCGTTCAGATTCTCAAGCTGAAAACCGAATAAGGAAGGAGGCGGCGGTGATGGACGAGCTTCTTTCCAAAGTAAAAGCCAACCTTATCCTGGAACACACGGCGGATGATGCCTTGCTGAAAAGCTACATCACCGCCGCTGTTTCTTACGCCGAAAGCTACCAGCACATCCCGGAGGGCTACTACAAGGAGAACCCCATGCCGCCCACCACGGAGCAAGCCGTCATCATGCTGTCATCCCACTTCTATGAAAGCCGGGACGGCAGCACGGGCGGCTTCTTTGCGGATAACACCGGAGCAGCACAGCAGGTGTGGAACACGGTCAATCTGCTGCTCCGCTTGGATAGGCGGTGGCAGGTATGAGCTTCGGGAAAATGAACGGCTTTGCCGACATCGTGGAAACCCGCCAAGTCAAGGACAGCGAGGGCTTCACCCATTCCGAGGATGAAGTCCTCGCTTCCGTCCGTGTGTACCGGGAAGGTCGGCATGGCAGTCAGCGTTGGGCAAACCTCGCCGCATTCAGCGAAGCGACCGACCTGTTCCGCTTTCGGTGTATTCCTGGGCTGACGGTCACTACCGACCAGTTTCTCATTTGTGACGGAGAGCGATTTAATATCATCTCTGTTGAAAATGTGAAAGGTCGTGGTATGTACATCGAGGTTTTAGCGAAAAGGAGTGAACCTACCATTGGCAAAAGCTGAAATGAAAATGCCGGAGGA